GACTGCACAGCAGTGTATGGGCCTAAGTTAATCAGGTATTGACCAGAAGGAATCTGGTATGTACCACCCGTGTGAAGGGTGATTGGTTGAGAGGTAAAGGCTGAGGAGCGTTGTCCTGCGCCAATTAGTTGAATACCCATTTATGTTCTCCTTAGATGGTCAAGCTGTTGAAACCAGAGATGCGTGTCATAGCTTTTGGCTTAGTCACGACCAATTCAGCCACGTTAACCATCGCACCAACATAACCTAATTGCCAGTTAGACAAGGTAGATTCAAAGCCAGTGAAAGCAAACGAGGCTTGCTCATGGATGTACAAGTTAGCGTAGTTGCTGTTAATCAGATACATAGTACCTTCTGGGCAGTATGGATCAGCAAAGATTGGAATACCTGCAACCATCAAGGCGCGGAATGCGCTAGATGGGCCGTTGCTGTCTGTACCAAAACCCATTGGCTTGTTTGCATCAATCATGTAAGTCTCTTGACCCACAAAGTCTTGTGCCAACAATGTCCATGTACCAAAACCGCATACACCGAATGTAGGCAACTCAGCACCGTTCTTCACAGTACCTGAGATGTATTGGAGTACGTTTTGACGGGTAGGGTTAACACTACCTGCTGTGTAAACCTTGGATTTCCACCAAGTGTTTGCAGTACGGTTAATGTTTCCGTATGTGACCAAGTTTGTACCATCATCAATCGCACCAGGCAATCCAATGAATTGCTGTTGGTTGGTGTAGTTGTTGTACAAAGCGGTAGACATTACGTCCATAGTCGCGTTAGTAGCGTCATTCATACGGGCTTCAATCAGAGGGATCACAGCGTGATCTAACTGAACGATACCTTCCATTCCGAGGAACGGGATAGGAGTGACGTTTAACTTCAAGTTGAACTCAGAAAGGTATGCACCTTGCTGAACTGAAGGTTGATTGAATGCGCCTGAGTAGTCAGACCATTGCGAGTTCACGAAAGCCGCGCCCTGCACTGGAACTGATACAGAAGACACACCGCCCACTGCTTGTTGTGAATTTCCGATCAACGCTGCCAACAATGGTGTACTGTTGTAGAGCTGAACGACCAATTTAGGCACGAAAGCACGACGAGTAACGTAAGTCAACTCATTTGCAATACTGCCTGATGGGATAATACCTGCACCCAAAACTGCCATGATTTATTCTCCTTAAAATTCGACGGTGAAGTTTATTTCCCTGTACCCCCGTACACAGGAACCCACCTCACCGTCTACAAGAGTGGGTTTTCCAAGAATCATACTAACCGACCTGCACGACCAGAGATCACATCACTGATCGCACTCATAGCCTCACCACGCGACCACTGGTTCAAACCAGTCTGACCATTGCTCTTCATCTTGTCAAACGCATTCGTTGGCAAAGATATGGGAGTCATGGTGTGAGGCGTTGGTGTTGCCGTTTGTTTTTGCATTCTAAAAAACTCAGCCGCAGTCTCATGCGAAGGAATTTGCTTTTCAAGCATCATCTTCTCAATTTGATCTACTTCTTCCTTTTTAAAACCTTGCTCAAAAAGAACATTTCTCTTTGAAGTCACTTTGTCTTCCCATTGACGAGTCTGTAATTGCTGTTCCAGTGAATTAACCTTGTCAATCAATGGTTTAGCCATAGTCCTCATCTGATCTTTGAGATCAATCTCAGGAATAGGCGTGTCTGGCGAAGCGGTTTTAGTCAGACGCAGGAACGATTCCCGTGTCTTAGGATTTTTAGCCAATGAATCAGCAAGTGATGCTAGTTCTTGGATTTGATCGACTGAGTAGTTTTCTAATGACATAAGTTTCCCCTGTTATGTCTGATTAACGAACTGTTTTACCAGGCTTCTGAATCGAAAACTTGTTCTTAAATGGGCCATAAGCCTCACTTACTTTGTCCAAGCCACCGAACTGGTTCATGCGTGGTGGATTGACAACAGGGCCATTGTCTTGTCTGTTGTCTAAAGGTTGACGAACGCCTTTTGCGGAGGGTTCTAGATATTTCGTAGTCATAATGTTTCCTTACATTGGTGGTGGAACGGGAACTGGAGGAGGTGGAGCCATTGGCGCACCCATTGCTTTGGCTTCTGGTGAACCGCCACCCGCTTGAGGCAGGGTTTGCATCAGTTGCATGATCTCTGCGGGGATTAAACCTTCCGCTTTCTTCTTGCTTGCGCCAAATTTCTTTGAAAGTGTAGACAACGAGTTCAATAGCGTTTGTCCTTCTTCACTCTCCGAGCCGTATGCCGCTAATGAGGCTTCCAACAAATCCATAGCCATCGTGATGTTTATCATCGCGGCTTGTTGTTGTCCCTCTGCGGGTTGAGGTGTAGCCATCGGTGCTGTGACAGGTGGCGTATTGCCTTCAGACTGAGCAGCCATCGGATTAGGGACTTTTGCCCCTTGACCCGCGCCACCAGAGATTAACTTCATTAAATCGGGGGTCATGCTGACAACACCATGTACCAGTTACCCACACCAGCCGCGCTATAGCTGTGGCAAATAAAGATTGCAGTTTTACCACTACCCACCGCTACACCAGTTCCTGTGGCTACATCGTTAATTGTGTCTGTACCAGAACCAAACACTTGTAGTGAATTTGATCCCGCGTTTCTGACAATCACTTGTGAACCGATAGCACCCAACTTAGAAGGTGTAACACCGATAGCAGGGAGGGCAACAGAGTCATTACCGCTTGCAACGGTAGAAACTTTATTAAATTGAGCAGTCAACAGAGTTGCGCCTGTCTGTCCGCCACCTGCCAAAGCAGTGATACCAGTGTCTGTGCTGGTCGCTGCGGGGGCAAATGTTAACGGGCCAATTTTGTTAGGTGACTGTGGGGTTTGTGCCATTTTGTTTCCTTGTAGGTGGGTAAATTACATCAAGTTTATCAATTCGTCAAGTGAAACTTAAAACTTCTTCTGTCCATTCTACTTCTAAGAAGATGGATAAACCACTTGGCACAGCCGCTCCGTTGTAGTTTGCGGCAAACAATTCGCCTGGTCTTAGCACCAAAGCCTGACCATTTCTGATTCCAAAGTAGTAGTCTGTCACCGCTAATTGCGTAGCAGTTGTACCGACAAATGAATGGTTTGCACGAATGACAGTACCAGTACCAGTAGATGATGGGTTAGCAGAATATGAAACTGGCACACCGACTGGCGTAGGATTGTTTGTATCGTGATAACAAATACTGCTTGTCAATGAAGTAGTAGTACCGCCTGAGTTAGCGGTTGTTCTCTTGTAATAGTAGTAATCTACAGAGGTGGCGGCTGAAGCGGTTGACCAAATACGGACAGTTTCAACTCTACAGATGCGGTTGCTTGCTGCGGGGTTTGAAAGAGTAAAGTAATCAGTAGCAGTGGCTGCTGGTGTAAATGCTTGCAAAATAACAGAATACGTTGGCTTCTTGCCTTCCGTATTTACACTTGCATTGCCGTATGATTCAAACATAGTTTTTGTTTCCCTTTTGATTAGCCCCTATATCTAATCAAAAGAGATCATTAAGACCTCTTTGGGCGTGTCACCGCCATGCGTAATTACTTACGACCTTTACGACCTTTGCGCTTCATCATGGCAAGTCTCCTATGGTTGGTTGATGGGAAGGGTGAATTTTTAAAAGAGCGAATTAACGCTTGCTTTTACGGCTGTGACGCTTTTTCATGGCAGGTTATCCTTGTCCGTTAGTTCCAAGACAATTCCAAGGCTGTCTCGTTTCACCTTTCCCCCTAATTCAAATCTTATCTGCAGCTTTTGCGACTTCTAGCCGCCTTGCGTGGATACATCATAACTGTCCCTTTCAATTTTCTCGAAATATATACCTTTTTTTAGGCTTGTCAACCTTTTTTCTGTGCTTCTTTAGCCTGTGCTTCCATCTTCTTTTGTTCCTCTTCCTTTTTCTCAATAATCTTGAGTTCTTGCAAGATTTCTTGCTCCATTGGAGGATGGATGAGCTGTACAAGGGTTTTTCTTGTAATAGCGTGGGCTTTGAACAACTCCATAGCGTCTTGCTTCATGTCTTCCATAAATACTGGGCTAGATGAGTGTGCGTCCACCTTAACCATAAAGTCTTTAGTAAACTGCTCAGAAATAAATTCTTGTCCATCAGGCGTTCTGAGCGGATCAGGGTTATGTTGTTGGTCAAGTTTCAAATATTTGGTAGCCAAGACTTCCAAAGAGTCCTCAATGACGAGTGCCCTCTTCTTTGGTCTAGCCGAGCCAAGGCGGGCGAGTTCTGAGGCGTGACCTTTCGAACGCACACCTGTTTCTCCACGCCCAGACAACACATTGGATATTCCTGACATTTCCGAGAACATGTGGTCGATCTCTCGGATTTCGGCAAATGTGTCTTGAGGTACTGACGGTCTGAACTGTTCAACTTTTCCTCCCATCTCGCTTGAGGACAATACGCCCCCAACCTTGGACAGAGCAAAGTTCTTTTCATCCACAAGACCCATCCAACCCGTAAGGGCGGTGGGGGGATCAACAGCTCTGTCTAACAAATTAGTAATCTGCTCCATGCGGTGTTCCCGCATATCTTGCAGTCTCATTAGCCTCTGCACCTCTGAATATCCCCAGAAATAATCTGGAGCAGGGTTAGGGCAAACCTGTATAAACGGATGCTCACCATGATAGAAGAAGTTAGGTCTGTCATAAATACAAACCCCACCACTTGCCATAGTAACTATTTGGTAGTCATTCTCTTCATCATTCCAGACATAGAGTTCCATCATCTCGATGACTTCTTCTCCGACCTTTGGTCTGTACATCAAGGAAGACTCTAGCGGTGCGTAAGTATTACCAATCATGTTTTGTGAGAGGGATGCTCCCGCAAACTGAGAAGTAATAATCCTCTGTACACCCGCAGACATCTGGGTAGTGTCTTGTTGAG